AAGGCCAAATATTCCGCACTCCGTGAGGCTGGAAAACCCGCCAAGGTCGCTATCGTTGTCATCATGCGCAAGCTCATCGAAATGGCAAACGCGCTTGTCAAAGCCGACCGGACTTGGGTTGAAAAAACCGCTTGATCAAGACGGATACTGCAGAGGCATTGCCTGAACCAGAAAGAGCTGGCCCGGCGCTGGGGAATCTCCCATCGGACGCTCGAGCGTTGGCGCTACGGCGGCCAGGGACCGGCCTTCCTCGAGCTCGGCGGGCGCGTGCTCTATCGGCTCGCCGACATCGAGGCCTTCGAGCAGAGCCAGCTTCAGCTTGCGCTCAAGATCAGCGAAGCCGTCGCGCGCGTCGGTCACACGCCCCGCCGTCTGACCGCGGACCCGGCGCGGGCCTCTAGTCATGGTGCAACGCACCAGCGGACTGCGCGGCTGTGCTGATGGTCGCCGCAACCCCAATCGGCGCCCGCGTGGCAACGCCGAAGCTCACCGATGTCGAGCTCTACGCCTGGATCGCACAGGCCGAGGCTGGCGCCCGGATCGAGTATCACCGCGGCTTTCTCGGGATCGACGTCACGCCGGTGATTTCGACCTTGCACGAGCCCGAGCGCCGTCAGCTTGCCGATCTCGGTCAGGCCGCGTTTGGCGCTTTCGAGAAGGGCCTCGTCCACCTCGTGCAGGAGCGCGTGGGCCCGGATCGCTTCGCCTACATCGCCGTCGCCCGGCCCAGACCCAAGGCCGCCACTGCCTCGCTCTCGACGCTGCTCCTCGAAGAGCGCGCCGCGTGATGGCCCAGCCATTTCATTCCAACGGAGACCCCGCCATGCCGCACCCCGACAATGCCCCCCGCTTCGACGATCTAGGAGAGCTCGCCATCGGCGACATCGCGGCGCTGCCGCCCGAGATGCTGCTGGATCTGCAGACGACGGCGCTCGCCGAGACCGCCCGCGTCAAGCGGCTGCGCGACCGGCTCGAGGCCGGCATTGCACAGCGCTACGACGCCGCCGTCGCGGCCGTGCGGACCGCTCAGGGCAAGACCAGCGGCACCGTTCGGGTCGAGGACGAGGGTGTCGTGATCGTCGCGGATCTGCCGAAGAAGGTTTCCTGGGATCAGGACCGGCTCGCCGCCATGGCCGAGCGCATCCGCGCCGCCGGCGACGACCCGACCGAGTATCTCGAGATCGCCTATCGCGTGCCCGAGCGGCGTTACGGTGCATGGCCCGCGGCGATGCGCGAGGGCTTCGCGGACGCGCGCAGCGAGACCACCGGCAAACCCGTCTTCCGGCTCGAGGCTCGAGACCGGTGACGCGCGGCGGCGGGACGCCCGAGCGGCAACGCCGGGCAGGTTCCCCTTCGGCACCCGGTCACCCCCGCCGCCGCGCACCCTGAACGCAATCCCGGAGAACCCCATGGCCTTCCGCATCATCACCGCTGACGAACGCCTCTCGGCCGCCGAGAACAAGACGTCGCTCGCCATCTTCGGCCCGCCCGGCGTCGGCAAGACGACGCTCCTCAAATCCCTGCCGGCCGAGGAGACCGTCTGCCTCGATCTCGAAGCGGGCATGAAATCGGTGCAGGACTGGCGCGGGGATTCGATCCCGGTGCGCAGCTTCACCGATTTCCGCGACCTTGCCGTGCTGATCGGCGGGCCTGACCCCGCGCAGCATCCGCAGTCCTGGTACGGCGCCGAGTATCACGCCTGGCTGCAGCAGCAGTATCTCGGCACCGGCATCGAGGACTTCCTTGCCCGGAAGCGGATCGTTTTCGTCGACTCGATCACCGACCTGACGCGGCAGGCCATGGCCTATGCCCGCCAGCAGCCGGAGGCCTTCTCCGAGCGGACCGGCAAGCCGGATGTCCGCGGCGCCTATGGGTTGCTCGGCCGCGAGGTGATCCAGGCGCTCAAGCACCTCCAGCACGCCCGCGGCAAGACGGTGATCTTCGTCGGTGTGCTCGAAAAGGTCACCGACGAGTTCGGCGCGACGACATGGCAGCCGCAGATGGAGGGCACGAAGGCCGGGCGCGAATTGCCGGGCATCGTCGATCAGGTGGTCTCGATGCAACTCTTCGGCCGCGACGCCAAGAGCGACTGGACTCTCGACGAAACCTCCGCCGAGCGCCGCCTCGTCTGCCGGTCCGGCAACCCCTGGGGCCTTCCCGCCAAGGACCGCTCCGGCCGCCTCGAGGTGACCGAGGCGCCCGATCTCGGCGCGCTGATCGCCAAGATCGACGGCCGCGCCCCCGCACACCCCGCCACCCCTTCCTGATCCAGACGCAAAGGACAGATCCATGAGCTATGATCTCAACGACGCCCAGCCGCAGATGGCCCCCATCGGCGAGCTGATCCCCGACGGCACCTTCGCCAAGGTCCGCCTGACCGTGCGCCCCGGCGGCATCGACGGCGCTACCGCGATGGACGCGAAGCTCCTGAAGGCCTCGCAGTCGAGCGATGCGAAGATGCTGGACTGCGAGTTCACCATCCTCGAGGGCCCACATGCCCGGCGGAAGTTCTGGCAGAGCTTCACCGTGGCGGGCGGCAAGGTCGACGAGAAGGGCCAGTCGATCGGCTGGAAGATCTCGAAATCCACCTTTCGGGCGATGGTCGACAGCGCTCTCGGGCTCGATCCCAGGGACGAGAGCCCCGACGCCAAGGCCAAGCGTGTGCTGCCCGGGCTCAAGCATCTCGACGGCATCGTCTTCGCCGCGCGCATCATGGTGGAGCCCGCCTCCAACCCCCAGTACCGGGACCAGAACCGGATCGCGAACGTCGTTCTGCCCGACGAGCCGAAGCATGCCGCCATCATGCGCGGCGAAACCGTGCCCCCGGAGCCCGTCAACGCTCCGCCGCGCAAGGCCGCGAGCGCGCCGGCGCCGGGATGGCAGGCGCCCGCGCCGGCATGGGGTGCGCAGCCGCAAGCGCCGTCCGCGGCTCCGGCCTGGGGCGCGCCGGCGCCGGCTCCGCAGCAGCCCCCGCAGCAGCCGTCGGCCCAGCAATCGCCCGCATCCCCGCCGTCCACGCCGGGCGCCGCGCCGGCGACCGGCATGCCCGCCTGGCTCAATGGCTGAGGCGCGGTCGGCAGCGTCGCGGCGGAGGTCAAACCGGCCTTCGCCGCGGCCCGAGGCCCGGCGCGATCCTGCCGGGCCGATGACCCCGGATGAATGGCAGGCGCATGTGACGCGCGAGGCGGCGCTGGAGATCGGACGATGGCTCGAGGCCCGAGGAAGACTGCACGCCCCCATCGCAAGCCTCAGCCTCGGCGACCTCGAAGCCATGGCCAGCAACGCGATCTCCCGCTGGATCGTGCTCCAGTCCGAAAAGCTCCAGAGGGCGGGCTGGCCGCCCGAGGACCCGATCGCGACATTCTTGCTCGGGTAGCTCTCTGCGCCGTCTGCGCCCGCGAGGCGCGCGGCTTCGGCTACTGCCACGGTCTCCGCTGGGATCGCCACCCCTACCACCGCTTCTGCTCGCGCCGCTGTCAGGACGTGGGCAGCGCCATCGCCCGAAGGAACAACGGCATGATCGACAAGACCGCGCGCGAGGCCCGTGCGATCCGCGATGCGCGGACGCTCTTCGCCGAAGCGCTCACCGACCTCGGGCTCATGGAGCCCTTCTTTCACCGCAGCGCCGAGGACATCGACCGCCTCATCGAGGCGGCGGTCACCGGCTACATCGACAGCATGCAGGACCAGGCCGAGCGCAAGGAACGCACCGGCACGGTCCTCGACGACCCCATTCCGTTCTGAGGGGGCGCACGATGATCGACCTGAACGACGACACGGCGGCCTGCAGCTGGAAACCTCTGCTCGAGGCTGCCGTCGAGAACGCCGTCACCGATTTCGAGATCGAGTTCTGCGATAGCCTCCGAGAGAAGCTCGCGCGGTTCGGCGACAGCGCCCGACTGACGGACGCGCAGTTCCACAAGCTGACCTGCATCGCGCAGGCCGGCGGGTTCTGGGAGCGCGAACGATGATCGACCTGAACCATGGCTCGGGGTGTCTCTACGGCGCCGGCGCGCCGCGCCCGCCCATTGCCGAAGCCGTGTCCGCCGCCATCGACACGGCGCTGTCCGCGCGCCACCGCGCCGAGCGTCCGCGCACCTATGTCAGTTCCTCGGGCCTCGGCCGCGACTGCCTGCGCCAGATCCAGTACGACTTCCTCGCGGTGCCCAAGGACGAGGGCCAGGAGTTTGCGCCGCGCACGCTCCGCATCTTCGAGGCGGGCCACAGGGCCGAGGATATCGTCGCGGGCTGGTTCCGGATCGCCGGGTTCGACCTGCGCACCGAGCGTCCGGACGGCCGCCAGTTCGGCTTTGAAGCCCTCGGCGGCCGCTTCAAGGGCCATATCGACGGCTGCCTCGTCTCGGGTCCCGTCGCGATGGACTATCCCGCGCTCTGGGAGAACAAGGCGCTCGGCGCGGCCAGCTGGAAGGACGTGGTCAAGCGCGGCGTCAGCCTCGCCCGGCCGGTCTATGACGCCCAGATCGCCCTCTATCAGGCCTACATGGAGCTGCCGGCGCCTGCGCTCTTCACCGCGCTGAACCGCGACACGATGGAACTGCACGCCGAGCTCGTGCCCTTCGATGCGCATCTCGCGCAGGAGATGTCGGATCGCGCCGTCGCCGTGGTGCGAGCCTCCGAGGTCGGGGAATGGCTGCCGCGCGCCGCCGCAGAGCCCACGGCCGTCCTCTGCCGCGGCGGCATGGCGGCCGGCAAGTGGCACGCGCCCTGTGCCTGGGCAGGCCGGTGCTGGGGAGAGCGGCGATGATCCCCGACGCCTATGAACTCAAGAGGATCGTCCGCGCCCATCGCGAGCGGTTCTGGTGCTCCGACCTTCTCGGAGCGGCGGAGTTCGCGCCGATCTATTTCTTCGACGATCAGGCCGCCTTCGATGGCGACAGCGTCGACCGCGCGATGACCCGGGTTCTGACCGGTCCGCTTCGGCTGCCGCACCCGTCCGTGATCTTCGAGGTGCGCGAGCAGCGCGCGTCTCCCTCAGGCCTGATCGTCTGCGCCCGCGCCGACGGCGACATCGTCGAGGCCACGTTCCTCATGCGCAAGCGGGCGCCGCGCGGCTGGACGGATTGCCTCGTGCGGATCTGGATGCATCCGGACGGCAAGGCGGAGATCGAGGGCAACCCGGCCGAGCGGAGCGACGAGACGGTCCGCGGTCACGGCGAAGTCGCCGCCGGCATCGTCTGGCGCGCGCTGACCATCCTCGGCGCCTCACCTGAAATCCGCGACCGCAAGGTGTCGCTTGCAAAACGGTCCCGCCTGGCCCGCGAGGGCGTGCGCGGATGGGTCTGGCGGCAAGTCGCCATCGATCCAACGCGCCTTCAGGCGGCGACGCCGCCGCAGGGCGGCAGTCACGCCAGCCCGCGCTGGCACCTTCGCCGTGGACACTGGCGGCAGCTGGCCGACGGGCGCCGGGTCTTCGTCCGCCAATGCGAGGTGGGCGATCCGAGCCGCGGCGGGATCGTCAAGGATTACGCAGTGGAGATGCCCCAGCCATGACCGAGTTCACCCCATCCGCCACGCAGGCCGCCGCGATCCGCGAGATCAAGGAGTGGTTCGAGACCCGCACAAAGCAGCAGCAGGTATTCCGCCTGTTCGGCTATGCCGGGTCCGGCAAGACCACAGTGCTGAAGTTCGCGCTCGACGAACTCGGGCTCTCGCCCCACCGCAGCGCGAAGGACGGCCGCTGCGTGCCCGGCGTCGTCACCGCCACCTTCACCGGCAAGGCCGCGCTGGTGCTGACCCGCAAGGGCACGCCCGCGCGCACCATTCACAGCCTGATCTACTCGGTGATCGAGTCGACCGAGGAGGAAATCGAGGAGGCTGCCCGCAAGATCGCGGTCGCCGAACGCGACGCGCTCCGTCTCACCGGGTTCGCGCGCACCACGGCCGATGCCGCGATCGAGGCGATGCGCCAGGGGCTCTCGGCGATGAAGCACCCGCGCTTCGCCCTGAACCCGCAGAGCGACGCCGCGGACGCCCGGCTCATCGTGCTCAACGAGGTGTCGATGGTCGGCGAGGAGATGGCGCGCGACCTGATGAGCTTCGGCAAGCCGATCCTCGTGCTCGGCGATCCCGGCCAGCTGCCGCCGATCCGGGACGAAGGCGCCTTCACCCGAGACGAGCCGGACGTGATGCTGACCGAGATCCACCGCCAGGCGGCCGAAAGCGCTATCATCCGTCTCGCCACCATGGCGCGCGAGGGCCGGCCCATCGGGTTCGGCGTCTACGACGATCATGTCGCCAAGCTCCGCAAGGGCGACATCACGCCGGAACAGGCGCTGCGCGGCGGCCAGCTGATCTGCGGTCTGAACGCCACGCGGCTGCAGATCAACAACGCCATGCGCGCGGCGGCCGGTCTCGGCGGGACCTGGCTGCCCACGGGGCCGGCCGAGAAGATCATCTGCCTGAAGAACCAGAACGATCTGGGGCTGATCAACGGGATGTTCGTGACGCTCGAGGACATCGTCGACGAAGGCAGCCTCTACTTCTCCGCCGTTGTCCATGACGAGGACGGGCGCCGCATCGGCGAGCCCTATGAGGACGGGCGCCCGGGCCGGCTGCACATCTACAAGGGGCATTTCGAAGACCATGTCGCCTACGACAACAAGCGCCATGACCGCGACTACAAGGAGAAGCGCCTGCTGACCGAGGCGACCTTCGGCTGGGCCATCACCGCGCACAAGGCGCAGGGCTCGCAGTGGGAGAACGTGATCGTCTGGGACGACAGGCTCGGTCGCAGCGAGATCGACCGCCGCCGCTGGCTCTACACCGCGATTACCCGGGCCGAGCGCGGGCTCGTCCTTCTGGCCTGAGGGGCGTGATGATCGACCTCAACGACATCGCGGTCCCGAAGACCCGCCAAGATCTCGCGGCAGTGAAGGAGCGGCTGGCATGCACCGCGGCCGACTGGCTGCCGGGGTTGTTCCCCGAGGCCCGGCTCGCGCGGGACCGTCGTTCCTTGCGCTGCGCGGACCTCTCCGGGCGCCCGCCACGCAAGGAGGGTTCCTGCACCATCCATCTCGACGGGCCCTATGCCGGCTGGGGCTTCGACTACGCCACCGGCGAGCGGGCCGGCCCCATCGACCTGATCGCGCAGGCGACCGGCCTCTGCGACGGCGCGCTCTTCGACGAGGCGGCGCGGCTCGCGGGGATCGACCACCCTGCACCGCGGACAGCGCCAGTGTCGCCGATGCGCGCGCGCCCAGATCACTCGGCCGAGATCGCGCGGCTTCTCAGCGGGGCCGTGCCGATCGCGGGTACGCTTGGCGAGAGCTATTTGCGCGCCCGCGGGGTCTCGGATCCCGGATCGCCCGACCTGCTGTTCCATCCCGATCTTCCGGACCTCGACAGCTGCCGTGGCTGGCCCGGCCTCATCGCGATCCTGCGGCTGCCGGACGGAACTCGCGCGCCGGGCATCCACCGCACCTTCCTGCTCGACGACGGCAGCGCCAAGGCGCCCCCGGGCAAGAAGATGCTCGGCAGCGTGAAGGATGCCGTGGTCCGGCTCTTCCCGATGCCGGAGGACGGCCACATCGGCATCGCCGAGGGCATCGAGACGGCGCTCGCCGCGCACGGGCTCTTCGGCACGCCGGTCTGGGCGGCGCTGTCGGCCGACGGTCTGGCGCGGTTCCAGTGGCCCGGGGGCGCCCGGCGCGTCACCATCTACGCCGATGCAGGAGATGCCGGCCGCCAGGCCGCCGCGACGCTCTCGGACCGCCTGAACCGGGACAACATCCCGAACGAGATCGTCGCGCCGCTGCATGGCGATGACTTCAACGACGACCTGCAGCGTGGTGCAGGCGCCGAGGATTACGCGCGACCGGCTGACACCACAGCGGAGCCGTAGGACAGGGATCCGGTAGAGCCCGAGACGGCCACGCCCGTCGTCGCCTCCGCCGACGATCCGGCGACGCTGATCGCCGCGGCCGAGGCGCTGACGAACCCGCCCGAGTTCGAAGCGCTGTCCACGCTGCTGGGGCGCATCGCGCTTGCAAAGCTCGACCCGCTGCCCGAACGCCAGATCCTCGCCCGGATCAAGACCGCCACCGGCATCGGCATGTCGGTCCTATCCCAACAGCTGGCCGAGCTCCGTCGCCGCGTGAACGCCACCGGCGATCCCAACGCGCCGATCCCGAAGCCCGCCTGGTTCAGACGTCTCCGGCTCGACCTCGCCGGTGCGCCCGAGCGCAACGAAGCCAACGTCATCGTCGCACTGACCTCCGATCCGGCATTTGCCGGCGTGCTCGCCTTCGACGAGTTCGGGCAGGAGATCGTGGTGCGCCAGCCGCTGCCTTGGCACAGCGTCGCGTCCCTCCCGCGCCCCTGGGAGGATGCCGACGACATCCGCACCGCCGAATGGCTGCAGCTGCGCGGCATCAACGTAGCGCCGGTGGTCGTGAGCCGCGCTGTTGGCGCCGTCGCACGCGAGCTGCGCATCCATCCCGTCCGCGACTGGCTCGACACCCTGACATGGGACGGCACGCCCCGGATCGAGACCTGGACCAGCACCTATCTCGGCGCCGAGCCCACAGCGTTCCATCACACCATCGGCGCGCTCTGGCTGATCTCGGCCGTCGCCCGCATCTACCGTCCCGGCGTGAAGGCCGACCACATGCTGATCCTCGAGGGGCCGCAGGGCGCGCGCAAATCCACCGCGATCAAGGTGCTGGCCGGCGAGGAATGGTTCACCGACGAGTTGCCGGAACTTGGCTCAAAGGACGCGGCGCTGCACATGCAGGGTGTCTGGATCGTGGAGATCGCCGAGCTCGACGCCATCGGCCGCGCCGAGGTCTCGCATATCAAGGCGTTCCTGACGCGGACCACCGACCGCTTCCGCCCGCCGTACGGCCGCTACACCGTCGAAGTGCCCCGCCAGTGCGTGTTCTCCGGTATCGTGAACCCGGACACCTACCTGCGCGACAAGACCGGCAACCGCCGATTCTGGCCGCTCCGCTGCGGCGCCATCGACATCGCGGCGCTCGCACGCGACCGGGACCAGCTCTGGGCCGAGGCCATCCACCGTTTCCGCGCCGGTGCGATCTGGTGGATCGACGACCCGGCACTGCTGGAGGAAGCCCGCGAGGAACAGGACCGCCGCTATCAGTCCGACGCCTGGGATGACCTGATCGAACACTGGCTGACGCACGAGATCCGGACCGTCTCAGATGGCTTCCCCGACTACGGCAACTCCCGGACGGAGAGCGTGCAGCGCGCCGAGCCACTGAAGGACATATCGGTAGGCGAGATCCTCGAAGAGGCGATCGGGCTCGAGCCAGCCCGCTGGACCCGCGGCGACCAGATGCGCGTCTCGGCCTACCTCAAGGCGAACGGCTGGGAGCGGTACCGACGGCGGGACGAGGGCGGCCGTGAGGCGCCGCGGGAGTGGCGGTATCGACGAGACATTGCGGCCTGATGATCGTCCCTACGTCGAAGCAATTAACACTTCAGACGCTCTCCAATGGATTATCTTCAGACTGCCAGGCGCAACTGCTGTGGGGCTTCTGCCCACTTCGAAGCCCGGTACTTTGACCATTCACGTTCTGCCATTTCGACATCCGAGATGACCAACGGTGCCTCGAGCTTAAGGACGTACGGGGCAGCCAATTCGCAATGGAAAGCTATCGGATAGATCGCGCCAGATGCCTCACGCGCAGTGTCGATGCTCACTATGGCGGTCACCTGAGAGGACCCTACAGGGTTTCCGGTCTTCACATTCCTCAGCGCCCCGATGGAGACCCATTCGGGCGATGCAAAGGACCGAAGCGGCTGCTGCGATTGGCAGACGAGCGCATAGTGCCTTGTCTTGCCGGGCGTATACCGGCTCGTGACCATCGAGCCCGATGGAATCTGGAAAGGCTCGCCATTTGCGCCGGTGGCTCGCGTCCACACAGCGATCTGATCGGGGCTCTCATCGCGTGCTTGCGCACGCGACTTTATTGGACTGAACGCGAGCATCGGCCGGCGGACCCGTTCGAACAGCGACGGCAGCGACGGAGCCACGTTGTTGCCAATGCCCCAGAGGAACACGCCACCATTCTGTCGTCGCTCTTGCTCCTTGCGAGCCAGGATTGCTTCGAAATCCTGCCCAGCTTCGGCACCGAACCTCGTCCAGCAAAACGCCCCAGGCAAAGGCATGGTCACCTCCCTCTTGGTTTCGTTCATTATTCATGTATATTCACCTTCATGCAAGACCTGCGGGAAGCACTGGGCGATTTCATGCGAGAGCGCGGCAACACGCAGTCGGAAGTCGCACGTGCGCTCGGAGTGAGTCAGCCAAGTATTTCAAGGGCCTTGAAGAGAGGACCGGTCAGGCTTGGTCCAGCGGCCAAGAAGATTCGCCAAGGTTTGTTGGCGGCGGCTTCTGCCCCGGAGTCCACCAAGCCTCATCCTGAATATTCGTCTATTCAGGATGAACGGGCTGGACTGAAGCGCATCACGGAACGGCTTCGGTCGCTTCCCGACATGGAGGCGGTTGCGCTGGACAAGATGCTGGCGGCGCTTGATGATTTTCTTGACGAATGGACTGGGGGTGACGCTTGAAGAGGACAGCTGAGAAGTTCAGGCAAGACCTCCGGACACTGGGTATATCCGGGCAGGCAGTTGATGCTGTTTGGCCAAGCTGGTGGAGCGACGAGGCAGAGCAGTCGAACTCGGCCCAGGTAGAGTTGCGCTTTACCGTTGCGCGCCGTCTGGGGCTTTCGCCGAAGTCGCTCCTCGGGGAGGAAGAACCGACTTTTGTCTGGAGGCACGAAGCAAAATTCAGGGGGCTTTCGACCTATGGAAGCAAGGAGCAGGCGGCCCTGTCGTCTTTCGGCATTTCCCTCGCGCGGATCTTGTCCAAGGGCGTCCGAGCGACTTTCGACGAGAGGGTAATTGGCCTCGATCCGCTTCGCCTGAGAGGAACCTTGCTCAGCGCATCACCCTTTGTGCGACTTCAGGATATTTGCGAGGCCTCGTGGGGGCTCGGCATACCGGTAATCCATCTCAGGGTGTTTCCACTTTCCGCCAAGCACATGGTGGCGATGTCAGTCCGACATGGCGATCATTTCGCGATACTGGTAGGCAAGGACGCGAAGTACCCAGCACCGACGGCCTACCACGTCGCCCACGAACTGGGCCATATCACCAGCGGCCATCTCGCGCCGAACGCGGCTCTGGTCGACATGTCCGAGCCGCTTGAGGAGAAAAGCCTCGACTCTGAAGAGCTCGAGGCCGACAGCTTTGCGCTACGTCTGCTAACAGGCCAAGCCTCACCGCAGATCGAATTCGACCAAGGGCCAGCCAACGGCGCTGTGTTGGCGGCAGCGGTGATGCGCGCGTCTGAGGACTCGAGGATTGAGCCCGGCACACTCGCTATGTGCTACGGCTACCAAGCGTCGGACTGGTCAACCACCTACGCAGCACTTGCAAGGATCTACGAGCGACCGGACGATGTCTGGCGGTTTCTTAATAGGATCGCGACGCGCTAACTGGACTGGGAGGCGTATTCGGACGACGAAACGGAGTACCTGCGGGCTGTGATGGGGGGCGTCGAGCTTGGCTAACGCCCTTGTGGACAATGACCTCATTGAGAAGATGGCCCGGTGGCAGTGTCTTGATCACCTTCCGCCATCCCTTTCTGTCGAGCACGAGGCCGTCCTGGTCCTCGGCGTCTTGCGGTATGTCGTGGGTGCGAGGCTCAGGAGGACCCACGGCGAGCCTGTGTGCAGACCGCTCATGGAGTTTCTCGACCTGGTGTCGGTTCTGGAGCCCTCGGAAGACGAAGTATCGCTGGCAGCGTCAATCGAGGAAATTTCGCTGGCGGAAGGCTTGGACATCGATGTCGGTGAGAGCCAGCTCTTCGCGGTGGCTCTGATGCGCGCGGAAACGATGGTCGCCACGGGGGATAAGCGCGCAGTATGTAGCTGCGCCGGGATCGAGCCGGATTTCCCTGAGATTGCAGGGCTGCGGGGCCGGATCATCAGCACCGAGCAAGTGCTCGCGCGACTTCTCGGCCTGCTCGACCATGGAGCTCTCCGCGCACGGGTCTGCGCAGACAAGAGCGCTGACAAGACCGCCGAGATCTGCTTCTGCTGCTCCAGTGAAGATGTGCCAGTCGCGGACGTGCTATCGGCGCTCGAAAGCTACCAAAAGGACCTCGCCAAGCGGTCGAAGCATTACACCTTGGCGAGTCTAGAGCGGCTCAGCCTTTCTCTGAATCGAAAGAGGATTCCCATACGGTGCGTTGTGTGATTCAGAATTCATACTGGTGAAGGAGGCCAGCATGGATGACGAAACCGTATTCAGACGACCTTCGGGAGCGTGTTGTCGCAGCGATGCAATCCGGATCGAGCTGCCGTAGCGTTGCCGCGCAGTTCGGGGTTGCGCCGTCGAGCGTGGTGAAATGGGCGCAACGCGCAGCAAAGACCGGGTCGGTGAGCCCGGCGCAGATGGGCGGCTATCGGCGGCC